AGAGGCTTGAGATGGTGCTGATCGGCAGTGCCGGAACTACGATAGTCTTGCTTCTTAGCTTGGTAATTAAAGGTTAAAGAATGGAACCAATTTCTGCTGCCCTCTTAGCTTTCGGTGCTATTAAAAAAGGAATTAGTTTAGGTAAAGACCTTTCGGCTATGTCGAAGGATGTTAATAATCTTTTTTCTTTTATTGATGGGACTAAAGAGGCACAGAAAACTGGTAATAAAAATGATCCATTGTCTGATTACATAGCTTATGAAAAAGCTTTGGACATGGAGAAACAATTAGAACAAATCATTTGGGAAACAAGAGGCTCAAAGGGAGTGTCAAAGTTTAAACAGATGAGAGCACACGCAGCTACAAGAGATCGTGAATCTAAGTATGCTGCTGTTGCTAGGAAGAATAAGATATTAAATATATTTTCAATTTTATTAGGTATTACAATTACAGTTGGTGGTGGGGCAGCACTTATCTGGGCAGCTATTGAGTTTAAGCCGTAAACAAATTATAGTTTTTACAATTATTTTATTAGCTTTATCTTATTATGATGCAATAACTTTTGAACCAGAATGGATGTTAATCAAATGAGTTTAATCAATACTTTAATTGGTCCTGTTACAAGCATACTTGATAAGGTTATCGAGGATAAAGATCAGAAAGCCAAGCTTGCCCATGAGTTAGCAACGATGGCAGATAGTCATGCACAGCAATTAGCTCTTGCACAGGTAGAAGTTAACAAGGCTGAAGCACAGTCTGGCTCTGTATTCAAGGGCGGTTGGCGACCCTTTGTTGGTTGGTGCTGTGGTATAGCTGTACTGTATCATTTTATTTTATCTCCTTGCATCTTGTTTGGTGTAGCTCTATCGGGTATAGACATACCACCTATTCCTACATTTGATATGACAAGTTTGATGACTGTGTTGATGGGAATGCTTGGGCTAGGTGGACTACGCACGTTTGAAAAAACCAAGGGAGTAACGAAATGAATATTGATAAGCTAAGAAGACAGCTTGAGATTGATGAAGGTGTTAAGTATGAAGTGTACCTAGATCATTTAAAATTAAAAACTTTTGGAATTGGGCATTTGGTNTTGGATAAAGACCCAGAATCTAANATGGAAGTNGGTGATCGTGTANNTGANAACAGAGTAAACGAAGCTTTTGATAAAGACATTCAGTCTGTGATTGATGATTGTCAAAGATTGTATTCTAACTTCAATGCTTTGCCAGAGGAATGCAAACAGATTACAGCAAACATGATGTTTAATATGGGCTTGCCAAAAATGAAAGCGTTTAAGAAGATGAATGCAGCTATAGAAGAGGGAGATTATTCTAAAGCTGCAACAGAAATGGTTGACAGTAAGTGGTATAAGACTGTTACCAATAGGGCTGATCGTCTTGTACAAAGAATGAAGATGGTTAGCTAAATTTGATCCTCCCCATCTTTAGCTAGAAACCACCGACTTGAGCTTTGGGTTGCTCCGTCGGTGGTTTTTTTATGCGTAAAAAAAAGGGACAAGACCATCCTGTGAAGTAGAAGCCTTGCCCCCAAGTGAGGCAGTATGAGATTAGCGTTTGGAGAACACTCTCAGCCTCGCTAAAACGGTATCTCATCTCCAAGATTATTGCCAGTAGAAACTTGTTGTCCACCATTATCTTGTTTTTCTGAGACAGTTATACTTAAGTATTTATTACCTGTGTTTTCTTGGACACGTTTCCAAGCAGCAAGTTTCATCTCTCCTCCTAGACTATCTTGCAATGTACCTGTGTAGTTTGGTGCTTTCTCATTGTCACTTTGATTGTCAAACATAATACCAATCTCTTGATACACTCTGATAATTTTCTTACCATTCTTTGTTTCACCTGAGATGTAAGCACATTGTTTTTCTACACCTTGTACATCGAGCTTACCAGATAAGATAAACTTCTGGTCTGGAAAGGGTGCGAATGCAGCACCCTTGTTTGTGTTGTCGTAGTCTGACATTAAAATTCCTCCTCTTTCTTTGGTGGGATTGGTAGGTTCTTACGTGGTTGTGTTGATGCCTCGTTAGCATCATCATCTTCGGGTGCTATACCTGCCATCTGCAATGCACCGTATCGTCGGGCATATGTAATAGCTGAACCTAAGCCTTGCATAGTTTGTTTGTCTAAGACTAGGTACACTCTTGATGTAAATGATTTATCTGTTATGTGAGTAACGACTGTATCTACATAGTCACCATGCTCATCACGACCTGATGGTTGTGTAACCATAAAACCATTGTTGTTAAATGCTTCCATACAAGCATCAAGTACATTAGAAAGATCAGCATACCCACTACCTTGTGGTTTGCCTGGACTTTTAAAAAATGGATTATGAGATTGCTTCAATGCCTTGCCCATTTCTGTCTGTGCTTTTACATAGCACTCGATTGCTGTTTGCTTTTCTACTTTAGTTGCCATCTTAGTTCTCCTTTTTTGATGGTGTGATTCTTAAAGAGCCTCGTTTATCTCTGCTGATAGTAATTACAGGTGAGTAAACTTCTCTCTCGTTTGGTGCTACCAATTCCTTAAGCATCTTTTTGTATGCTTCATGAGACTTGGCATCATTCATAGTTGCCATGAAGTCATGGGCAATACTAATGAATTGGTTATCAGAACTTGCATCTCTGCGTACCATGTCATCGACTGGTATTTTGTCTGTGTTTGCAGCAGGTGGTGCTCCATCTGTAGGGGCAGTGTCATCTTCAACACAAGTCCAGAATGCTTTAATCGCTACGTTCATGTGATTTACATAGTCTCCATCAAAGGATACTTTTCTGTAATCCCATGTGCTGTTACCAAAGATACAGGATAAGTAACATTCTTTGACACCCGATACGTGCATATAGAATTGTAGCTGTGGCATATAACGAGCAAGCTGTTCTTTCATATTGGTAAAAGCATTAGTATGTTTGCATTCTAAAATTGATTTTTGCAAAGCATCTAATGGTAATGTATTACCAGAACTATTAGTAAATTGTTCTTGATTAGGAACAACAATAGCATCAACTGTTCCTTTATATGGCACACCATTTTCAACAAGTTCATATGATTGTTGTTTTGTTGGTAACATATTTATATGATTACAAAACCAATCAATATGAAATGATTCTGTGTATGTACCTAGCTGTACTGCTAGATTGTCAGACAAATCATCTGGTTCTTTGCGACTTGTTTTCTCAGCCCAAAGGTCATACCAATTACCTGTCATGATTCTTGTAGCATCACTGCCACCGATAAAGCCTAATCTATTCATAAGTGTTCTCCCTTCATATAGAATAGCGGAATGTCTGGTCGAGGTAAAGGTTTTTCTTCATAATAATGAAACTGTTTGAAGCATCTTTCATCACCATACTTTACGTTCTCGATCTCATAAACTATTTTGGCATACGTTGTACATTGCTCAAGCGTTGCAAACTGCATGACAAATAAAAAACCATATGTAACCACCTCCATTACTTTTTCTTTCTTGCTAGTTTTAATATCTCAGCACTCTTCTTTGTTGGAGGATTGCCTCTGGTCCAACACTCTACAATCTCAATCATTGTTGTCATGTCGTGCTGCACTGCTAACTTTGGGTGATGCCCTTGTGCCCACATGATTAGCCCTTCAGCTAGGTAGGTAGGCATTGCTTTGAGATCACTCTCTGTTAATTTTATTTCCATTAATTATCCTTTCTTTGTTGCTCCATTATTTTTAAATGCACCTTCTGGTTTTTCACCTTTTCTTATTTTTATATTTTGTCTTTCGTATTTCATAGGTGCAGGTTGATTTAAACGAACAAGCCATTCATCAACATCTTTATCTAAAATAGTTTGATCTTCATAAAATGGATTATAAAGTACGTGTTGTATTCCAACCCATTTTTTTTTTCTTAAAATGTTTTTAGCTTTTTCTTCTTCTTCTTCTACCATTAGGATAACCTTTCTGTTTCTCTATCCAATGCGAGTAGGATTTGTTTACGTGATTCATATCTCCAATAGATATGTTTGTAGAATACAGAGTAGCTAGGAAAATATCTCTCTGTTTTCTGGACTTCATCGATAGCTTTCAACACAATATCAGCAGGATATTTGTGCAATTGTTCAGCTGTACTATTGATTCTTACTTCTAGGTCTTGTGGGCTGTCACCAAACTGCCTCTGTACGAGCGTAGAAAGCATCAACAAGCGTTGCTTTACCTCTTGGATAGGCAACCCTACCATAATCATAAACACTTTGGTGTATGCCTCTTTTAAATTATCAATATCTTTGCAGTGTATGACACACTTAGCTACACTTCCTAGACTCCCTAGCTTGGGTCGCATCTCAATGTTTGATTCGGTTAGCGATTGTATGGAAGTAAGAAGGTCTGTTTGTGTTTGATCTGGGTTGGTTCGTTTGGTTAGATAAGCCTGTGCTTTTTTGATTTGATTCCCATCTAACTTTGTTCCTAATCCAAGTTCGGAAAGCCCCATCGAAGATGGCAAGGAGTGATCCTTGGGCTTGGTGGTAATCAATGAACTTATCTGCTTCATCTGCGTAATCCATTTCTCCATACATATCGTACAGTTTGTCGAGCGTAGTCTGCTTGGGTTGATAGTCATCTGGTACAGGATAGCGTGGTAATTCTTTACGCTTTGCCATGTGTGTTCTCCATAAATTATTAATCAAATGTATTTACAAGCCATGTCATCAATTTCAACAGGAATTTTGCTTTTTAAATTATCTAAAACTTCTGTCATTGCATTAATTGCATCAACTGTTCTATTAACAGACTCAATATATTCACGTTTCGTTGTAAGAGGTAACGCATTCCATCTATTCAAATGTCGTATTATTATTTGTTCTTCTTTTTCAGCATGGAATCTATTTCTTACTTCTTGTTTACACGTTAGCCATGTTACATTTTTTTTACATTCTGGTTGTCTTTCAAACCATAAGTCTCGTACTTCGTGATAGCACTTTGTTTCTTCGTCATCTAAAATAGGTGTTAAGCTTGGTATTTTTTTAGTCATTTGTTTTCTCCATAAATTTTTCAAAAGATTCTTGTGTAAATATTACAAGCACCTGTGATTCGTTATCGACTTTCTGTTTGCGTTTAAACAGAACTATGTCTTTGTTTTTAAACAAAGAAAAGGGGCTAGGGAATGTGGATTTATCTCTATACTTTACCTCGCAAATAAATCTTTGATCGTTGTGATTGATTAAAAGATCACCGATGTATTCACCACCTAAAGCACCAGACATAGGCTGACGTT